CTTAATTAACTAAATTGATTACAATCTCATCCACACGCTCGAAAAGTTGGGCGTCTACCTGCGGCCACGACGGGAGATCCAGCTGGATTCCGGCGCTGACGCAGGCAGCAACCAATTTGGCACGCATTGAGTCAAACGTGCTAATTCCATGGCCATGCAGAAAACGACAAGCGTCTTGCACAACCGCGACAGTCTTTTCGTCGACATCACTCTTACCCCGGACATAACAGACCATATCCCTAATGGTACCCAAATCGAGAGCAGCGACCAACGTGTTAAAACGCGTTGGGTGCACCTTAAAATGGCATTTCAGGAAAGAGACCTTTTCAAAAGGATCAAGCTCAACCATCTCCGCTCTCTTAAGAGCGTCAGTAAAGGTCAAACCTATAGCATCCATGAAGGTCTTTATGGTCTTATTGTTATAAAAACCGTGCAGGCTTGAGTGAGTCCGCGCAACAACATCGTCACCGTAAGCAACAATCCGCACTTTCTTGTTGAACAGATAGAACGGATTGGCACTCACAAGATTCCTTAGGCCCTTAGAGCCCGTAGAACAAAGGTAAAGCCATGCGGCCCTCAGATAGTAGTTATTCACAATGGTATTTATTTCAGCAGTGAAAGGATTGCCAGAATATATACCTTGCTGAACTTTAAATAAATAGTCCAATACAACGTGGTTGGAACCACAAAGTACCGCCCAAAGACGGCGCATCATAAGCTCATCAGTGGTACTCAATGTACCGTGTTGTTTATACCAATTAATGATAGAATCAACAATGCATGTAGCAAACTGATGAATAATGGTTGGGCCAAAATTTTTATAGTCAGCTGTGATATACTGTGCTTTTACAAAGCTTACCTCAGGCTCGCACTCTCCAAGATAGGAGAACAAGTCGTTAGACTCGCGGAAAATGTCAACCCCAATGGCAGACCCAACACGAAATCGGGCTTGGCGAAAGGCCGCAAAGAACGGCTGAAAGTACTGCAAACATAAGACATGAAAAACAAAATCACACCCGTTTATGCCACGAATGGCTTTCTCGGGCTTCTTACGCTCATCCTTTAAGAACAACATAGCAGTGCAAACGGGTTCAGTGCCATTAATGAGATCAGACGTTACCTTGTTATACTCTTCAACAAACCGGTCATCCAGAGATGTGATAGTGCGTTTCTCAGACGTAATTGTCTCAGTAAAACACTGTCCCTTAGACGCCAGTCCCATGTTCAAAAGGGGAACACCTGTAGA